TCGAAGTCATCTTCATCATCGAAAGGTTAAACGGGATCGTAGACGAGATCGTTTTCTTAAATCACACGGTTGGACCGTAATTCGAATTCCGGAGGATCTAACCACCATGGCAAAGAAAGCGAAGAAGGGTAAGATGAAGAAGACGACGAAGAAAGCCGTAGCCAAAGCGGTCAAGCAGTCGTCGCAGCAGAAGGCCGCAGCGAAGAAGGAAGCCAAGCGAGTGAAGAAGCTTCAGAAGCGGATCGACAAACTCGATCGGCAGATGGACCGCTTGGTGGTGAAGAAGAATCGTTTGGTCACCAAGCGCGATCTCGGCGGCAAAAAGTAACCGGAGGGAGGACGTGCCCACGACGTCCTCCCCTTTCAGGAGTCGTAGATGAAGATACGGACACGACACGACGAAGCGATTGCGTGTGTGCTGATTCCGTCAGCCGGTCGGCCAGGTGTATTGCACGCCACACTGACTGCGCAACGGTTTCTGGATCGCCGTAGCACATTCGTGGGATTACAAAACGATGAGTGGGGAGCGTATCGACTCGTGCGTCGAGACTTTCCATCGATCACTTACATTCGATATGACAATCCGGGTGGGTCGACTGTCGTAGCCCGAGAACAGTTGCGCGCTCACGTCACTTCGCTCGATACGTTTCGTTGCTACGTGTGCGCAGATGATAACACGTATTACACCGAAGCCAGTCTGACCAATCTGGTGCGTGCGTCGTTGTCGTTTAAGCAGCCGACCGTCGTGGGCGGTATGCAGGGCTCTACCAGTATGAACGCAAAGCCGTCACGCTTCGACGAGGCCTACGTCAAGAAGAGTGGGTTTACTCGCGGTGGGTTACGGTTCTACAAGAAGATCGGTATGATGTTCTGGTGCTTCCCGCACTCGCTCTACTCCAGAGTCAAGTATCTGGAGACGTTGGACAACCTTCGTGCGGTCGGGTGTATGGAAGACCACAGCATCGCGCTCGCGTGCTTAAAGAAAGGGCACACGAAGTTCGTGGTGTGCATGGACGCGCCGTTCAAGAAGAAACGTTTCCAACCCGGGGGCCAAGGCGATCCACGTTCACGTGCCACCAAGATCGGACTGGCGTGGATACGTCTCGGAGCACTCTATCCAGAGTACATGTCGCATGTGCGCATGATCTGGCCGTACGCAAAGTTTTATGCCATCGCAAAGAAAGCGCAAGATGACGACATCCCGTTCTAAACTACCGGAGGGGTATTTCTCGCCGGGCGATGTCGGGAGCTACCGCATCTTGGTGGACCGACTACCAATGCACGGCATTCTGGTAGAGCTCGGTACATTCTACGGTCGGTCGATTTGCTCGGTTGCCAAGATCGTGCACGAAAAACGTCTACGGGTATTCCTTGTGGATACGTTTGTCGGTGTGCCAGAGCATAAGGGCACGTATGAATGCGGGTTGCCGGATTCGAAGATCGAACGTCGACTGATTCGAAATCTGGATGAGTTTGAGTTGACGGATTGCGTCACCATCTGTCGGATGACCACGGTTCAAGCCGCTCGTGCGCAACGCATTCCGACCAATGTCGATGCCGTGTTCGTTGACGCTGACCATGACCCAAAGGCGGTGCAGCTCGACATCCGCACATGGTGGCCGCGTATCCGATTGGGTGGGTGGATGGCTGGTCACGACTACGCTCCGTCGTCACGCGAAGCCGTATTGATGGGTGTGACCGATACAGTACGAGGAGAGTTCGGTTCGCGTGTGCAGAAGTTGCTTCCGAGGAGTACCGTGTGGTTCGTGGACAAGAAGACGAGACAGAAATGAAGATACTCACACGACGGTACGCCGTATTGATCCCATCGAAGAGTCGACCGGATGTACTGCGAAAGACGTTGGAGAAGCAACCGTTTTTGGACCGACCGAATACCTACATCGGTGTGCAGGAGGACCAGTGGAAGTTATATCGACCGGTGCGGAAGGACTTCAGTCACATACAATGGATCTCTTTCGCGAACCCGACGGCGTCTGGGTGTGTCGCCCGAGAAAAACTTCGAGCGAGTGCGACGGCGGTCGGCTACCATCGCTACATACCCACGGACGACAATTGCCGGTTCACCGAGGAGAGTTTGCAGAACCTTATCCGCGCATCATTTGTGTATCCTACGCAGCCGTGTATCGTGTCCGGTTTCCACGGGACCGCACCACACTTTGATGCAGGCAAAATTAAGAAGGCGGTGAGACATGGCGGACTTCACTTCTACGAAAAGTGGGGTGCAATCTTTTGGGCAGTGCCCCATTCAGTCTACTCCAGGATGTCGTACCCTGTTGACGGTGGACGTATGGATGATCGGTTCGTCTCCTTTGCGGCGCTTCGCTACGGCGTGTCTAGCTGGGTGGTTTGTATGGAAGCACCTTACACCAAACCAACTCGACAAGCAGGAGGATATACCGGAGCCGGACGAAGCCGCATGATGGGACAGTCCATCGTAGCTCTGGCGCGCGACTATCCAGAGTACATGGAGAAGATCGTGGTGTCCTTTCCGTGGGCACGTATCGTGGCGAAGGCGAGGGAGAAGTGAAGAAACTGAAACGTATCTGGCGTGCCTTCTGGACCGGCTTCTGGGCTGCGTGGATGGAGGTACCACCGCGATGGGCGAAGAATCAACTCACTGTTCACATCTCATGCGACACGACGGAGTTCGATGACGAGATTGCACGTGTGATTCGTCGACTCGAAGAGGTTCAACGAATGGAGGCTGTGCGATGGAGAGACGATCTTTCTTGAAGGGATTTCTGATCAGTGCGTCTGCCGCTGCCGGTACGGCGTTGGTTCAACTCGCGACACCAGAGCAAGCCATCGCATTGATTCAAGATCACGACGTGGTACTTGGGCAGCCAAACCGATACGAACCCCCGTGGATGGGATCCGAGATCTACATGAAGCATACGTCCGGCTACGTTCCGGTTGGGTATCTTACCCAGTTGAACATGCGCACGGAGATGAACGATGCGTCGTCGTGGTGGGAAGGGCATGGGACATTGATTCCGGGTATCAAGCATTGGACGTTCGAGTTTGAAGGGAGACCGTGATGGCGGTGGTCAAGAAAGAAAAGGGCGAATTTAAGATCGGTGGAAAGAAGAAAGGCAAGGTGGCGAAAGTAACGGAGGAGAAGTTCCGTCTGCCAACAGAGCGATCCGAACCCGAAGGGGCGTTGGGTGCCTACACATGGCTGATCTTCGGTGAAAAGAAAATCGGCAAGACTACGCTCACGGCATTGTTCGGCGAAGCGATTCACCTCTTCACCGAACCGGGCGGCAAGGCCTTGCGGTTGTATCCGGTCGTCATCGATGACTGGCGGAAGTTCAGACGTGCCATTCGTGCGTTGAAGAACGATACCAAGTTCGACACGGTGGTCGTGGACATCGTCGACAAGCTCTATCCGATGTGCGAGGACTTCACCTGCGAGAAGTTGATGATCCAAGATCTCGCCGAGGAGGATTGGGGCAAGGGGTGGCGTGAAAACCGAAAGGAATTCGAGCGCGAGTTCGGCGCGCTGTTGAACCTCGGCAAGGGCGTGATCTTCATCTCGCATGCGCAGGAACAGAAAGTAGAGACACGCGACGGCAAAGAGTACGACCGCATGATGCCGACGATGCACAAGCGGATGCGGGATCTGGTAGAAGGTTCCGTCGACATCTGGGCATACTACACCTACGTGGGGCGACGACGGGTGTTGCAGATTCTGGGCGACGACCACGTATCGGCCGGCCATCGGTTGGAGGGACGATTTCTCACACCAGATGGCGAACCGATTCGGCGGATTGACATGGGTCGGTCGCCCAAGCAGGCGTATCGAAACGTGACCGATGCGTTTCAGAACAAATACGTGCCGACCAAGTCATCGGATATCGACACGCCAGAAGAGGAGGCACCGAAGACGAAGAAGAAGTTTCGTATCCACCACTAACCCGAAGGAGTATTTGTGGCAAAGAAAAAGATGACGAAGAAGAAAGCCAGCACCGGTGTGGACTTCGGAAAGTATCTCCGTGGTCTGAATCGGCATCTGGACAAGGCGAAGGAAGCCGCAGCCGAAGGTGGCTTCGAAGAGTACAACGACGGACGGTACGCCATGCGCGCGACCGGTGCGAAGTTGGGTCTGTCGAAGAAAAAGAACGCTCAGGTGATCATCACCTGGAAGTTCATGGACGGTGACTACAAGGGCAAGGAGAAGTTGGACTTCGAAGGTCTCAACGAAGATCACCTGCCCTATCTGCTGCGCAAACTCGACGCGATGGGCTACGACACGGCGGAACTGGAGAATCTGGAGGAGGATCTTCAGACGATCCTCGATGACATCACCAAGACGAAGCCCAAGTTGAAGGTGCGTATCAAGACCAAGGGCGAGTTCCAGAACCTCTACGTCGACGGACCTCTCGACGAAGAGGGCGAGGAAGAGGACGACGAAGAGGACGACGAACCGAAGTCCAAGAAGTCCAAGAAGAAATCCAAGTCCAAGAAGGACGACGATGACGACGATGACGACGAGGATGAGGAAGAATCCGAGGACGAAGAAGAGTCCGACGACGAAGAAGAATCGGATGACGAAGAAGAATCCGACGAGGATGAAGACGAAGAGGAGGAGAAGCCCAAAAAGAAAAAGGGCAAGAAGAAAGACGATGACGACGATGAAGAGGAAGAAGAGGATGACGACGAAGAAGAAGACGATGAAGAGGTCGACGACGAAGTCGACGTCGTCGTCGGGTCTATCGTCAAAGCCGAATCGAAAAAACTCGGCAAGATCAAGGGCGAAGTGATCGAGCTGTTCGAGGCCGAGGGCAAGGTCCTGATCAAGACGGACAAGGGCAAGACACTCAAACTCAAAGCCGACCAGATCCTGTCGGTCGAAGAGTCACCGGCGGAGTCAGTGCCGAAGAAGAAAGCGAAGAAGAAGACGAAGAAGTAATCACCAACCCGTCCGGGCCACCACCCGGACGGGTTCCGTTCTTTCGGTAGTGCCTCCCGAAGGAGGACACGTATGAGGATCGAAGAGATGAGTGACCAGGTAGCCAAGTTCTTCGAAGAAGCGAACGAACTTCAATGGAAGAAGAATGCCGACTACCATCCAGACAAGGTGGCCATGTTGGAGATCTTACGTACCGCATGCGAAAGCGGTATCACTGTAGAGCAGGATCTCTGGGGTCGTATTCGTAAGCAGATGTCGGCACTCCGCCGGTTCATTATCGACGGACACACCGAATCCGAACCGCCACGGCAACGTATGATTGACGTCGCCGTGTATATGGCCATGCTAGCGTTTTGGATTCAGAACAGAATCGTGTGCATCCAGGACGCACTCCTGTTTCAAGACGAGCACACGTTTTGCGAGAATTCAACTCGGTGTCATCGAAACACTGTCTCGGAAATCATGTGTGATCGATGCATGTTCTTTTTCTGGTTAGAGCGATTGGAAGAACGTGCTCGTTAAAACTGGACGACATGCCGGTCTGAACGTTCGCGGCAATCTGCTCGCGATCGATTCGGAAACCACCGGCATGATGCCGTATGGGGAGTGGCGGCGGATGGTGCTCAACTTCGGGAGCAAGAAGAATCCCGACATTGAAATCCGCCGGGTGCAACCCGCACGCGCATTTATATGGACTCTGTGTGACCGGGACGGCAACACGGACTACTTGCGTGGCAATGTGGATCCGTATACTCGGGAGGTGACGTGGGACAAAGGCAAACTGGAGCCAGTCAACGAAGTATGGGGCAACCCGAAGATCACGAAGATCGGACACAACCCACGATTTGACATCGCGATGGCGGAACAGAACGGAGCGGAGATACGTGGTCGGGTATTGGACACGCAAATCATTGCACACATTGCCACCAGCGGTCAAGAGCTAACCTACGCACTAAAGCAACTGTGCAAACGCAGGTTCAAGTATCCGGACGACGACGAGAAGACGTTGCTGACGGAAGTCAACCGTCGACGCAACATCGCCAAGCGCGATCGGTGGTCCATCGCCAACAAGATCATTGGTGGACCGAAGCCGCAAAAGTCAGATATGTGGTTGTGTCCGAATTCGTTTATCAAACCGTATGGGGTAGGTGACTCCATTCGGTGCATGTTGATCTACATGGCGTGGTGGAAGGAAGTCCAAGCCGACCCGCGCACACGCGAGGTCTGCGACCGCGAACACGAACTCTTCTGGACATTGAAACGTATGGAGGATCGCGGTGTCCGTATTCATCGCCCACGTGTGCACTCACTGATCAAGTTCTACGACGCGTATCGTGCGAAGCAAACGAAGATCGCGTCGGCCAATGGTGGGAAGGGATTGAACTACAAGAGCACCCCACAGATGACCAAGGTGTTCTATGAGACACGGCACCACCCACCGAACTACACCAAGACGTTCAACAAGAAAATCGGCCGACTCAACTACTCGCTCAACGGTGATGCGCTGTTGAAGATGGCCAACGGATATGTCATTGAATCTGCACAATGGTTCGGTGGCGAACGCAAGACCGACGATCTTCCGTTAGGGGCGAAGTGGGTTCGCAATAAGATCACTGGCGCCCGATACATCAAGGTGCCGCCGGATCCGTTGGCCAAGGCGGTGTTGGAACACAACGCAGCACAGCAAACGAACAACTCGTTCCTGCATGTGTACAAACGCTATTGGATGCAGGAGTCCCCTGGCGTCTGGGTATTGCATCCGAACTTCAAACAGACTGGTGCGAAGACCGGACGACTGTCGTGTTCAGATCCAAACTTGCAGCAGGTGGCGTCCGAGACCACTGGCCGAAGAAAAGCCGATATCCAATCCCGTCCGCGAGAAGCGTTCGGCCCACGTCCGGGTTACATTTGGTATCTCCCAGATTACTCCCAGATTGAGGTATGGCTGTTCGCGTACCTCTCTGGTGAGAAGAAGATGCAAGAGGCCCTGATGTCAGGGCAGGACTACCACGGCGGCATTGCCAAACAGGTCTTCGGCAAGTACAAGGACTTTGACGACGCGAAAGATTATTATCGCAAGTGTGCGAAGCTGATCATGTTTTGTCTGTTGTATGGTGGTGGCGTTCCCAAAGCTGCCAAGCTCTTGAAGACCGATGTCGATACGGCGATGGACTTCGTGTCGGCATACCATGCGCGACTGCCGGGTGTGAAGTCATTCATGACCGCGCTGATCAAGGAAGCCACAACCAAGGGCGAGATCTTCAGTCCGTTGGGTCGACGATATACGTTCGAACCGGACTTCGCGTATCGCGCAGTGAACTATCTTATCCAAGGCACCGCGGCTGATGTGATGAAAAACGGTCTCATCAACACGGACCGGGTGTTGCGCACGAAGTGGGGCGGCAAACCGAAACTGTTGATGACCGTGCACGACGAGCTCTGTGTGGAAGTTCCGCTGCGTCTGCACTGCCGCGAGTTGATGGTGGACATCATTCGGGCTATGCAAATGGACAGCAAACGATTGGGTCTGCCAGTACGGTTGCCGGTGGAAATTAAGATCGCGAAAACGCGTTGGTCTCGACCAACGAAGATCGTCCTACCACCCAGTGTTGTGGGCGGTGCTCCGGGTAGGAAGGCAGCGTAAACAGAATGAAAGATCGGCGCAAAGACTTTCTGAAGGTATTCGAGTCCCATGGTGTCTCCTTCGTTGGCGAACGTGGCGACCAAATGTACGGGTACTGCCCGTTCTCAGAAAAGGACGACAAGTTTTATGTGAACACGAAGAACGGATTGTGGGACAGCAAGACTGCCGGACTGTCCGGCAACGTTGCTCGGTTTCTCTATCTGCGGAGTCGCGACTATCGGAAGCAACTCAAGGCACCGAAGCTACGTGCGCTTGCCGCGAACAGACAACTCGATCCAAGAGCATTTCTGGATTGGGAAATTGGATGGGACCACGCCACGGATTCGTTCACCTTCCCAGTACGCGACTACGAAGGAAACGTGGTGGACATCCGACGGTATTCGTTGAAGACGAAGTTGATGATGTCTACGGCGGGATGCCATGTAGGACTGTTCGGTGCGCAGCGACTGAAGACCGACCCCAGTGTGCCGGTGTATTTGTGTGAAGGCGAATGGGATGCCATCGCGTTGAATTGGCTATTAAAACTGAAAGAGGTGAACGAACCTGGAGTCGTCGTGGGTGTGCCAGGGGCGAACACATTCAAAGAGTCGTGGGTACCGTGGATGCAAGGTCGCACAGTGCACACCTTGTATGACAACGACGCAGCCGGCAGACAAGGTGAGGAAACGATACTGGAACGTTTGAAGACGTCGGTGCGCCGACTGACGTTTGTGCATTGGCCGGACGAGGTACCGATCGGATTCGATACGCGCGACTGGGTGGTCTACGGCACCACGACACGCAACACCCCAGAGGTGTGTTGGGAAAAGTTAAAGCGTCGATTTCACGATAGTCCTCAGTCAGACGAAACCACCAAGACCGAGCGTGTCATCAAAGACGGGCGGATCACGATACGCCGAAAAAAGTCGACGTCGAAACTGAAGTGGAGGAAGCCACCAACGATTGACGATGTGCATACCGTATTCAACAAATGGTTGTTCCTCCGCAACACCGATGTGGTGGACGTCATGCTGGCGACGGTATTGACCCAACGTATCGATGGCTCGCCGGTGTGGATGTTTATCGTAGGCCCACCCGGGTCCGCCAAGACGGCAGTGGTATCGGCGCTGACGAAAGTAGACGCGGTGCACGCCACGAGTACCCTCACGGCACCCTCACTGATCAGCGGTGCGTCACTGCCACAGGGACAGGACCCGTCACTCATCCCAAAGTTGAACGGTAAGGTCTTGGTGGTCAAAGACTTCACCAGCATCATGTCGTTGCCCGATCGAGAGCAGAAAGAGATTTTCGGTATCCTGCGGGACGCGTATGACGGTCGGTGCGGGAAGTCCTTCGGCAACGGAGTCGAACGAAACTACACGTCTCGATTCGGTATCCTAGGCGCAGTCACTCCGCGCATCTACGATCTCTCTGATCAGCATGCGGCGTTGGGTGAACGGTTCCTGAAATTTCTGGTAGGTGACAACCTGCACCACGAATCGGAGAGCGAGGTTATCACCAGAGCCATTGAAAACTCGGATCGAGAAACCGTGATGCGCGACGAGATGTGCGATGTCGTCACGGCGTTCTGTGAACGAACGATGGCGCGTGCGCCTATCCCAACCCTGCCCGCCGCGATCATGACCAAGATTGTGGCACTGGCCAAGTTCGGTGCCCGTATGCGCGGCTCGGTGTCCCGGGATTTCTACCACAAGGATATCATGATGTCGCGGCCGATGGCGGAGGTCGGCACCCGGTTGGGACAGCAGCTGGCGAAGCTTGCCAAGGGTATGGCGATGGTGTTCGGCAAAGCTACCGTAACTGACGTCGAATACAGTCTCGTGAAAAAAGTGATGCTGGACACTATCTCCCAGAGGAACGAAGATGTGCTGCGGGCGATGATCTCCGCGATGGGAGGAGGTGCCGGCGCTACGCTCACGGCCCTGTCGATGCGCGAGCTCGCGGTGAAGACGCACTACCCGTTTGCCACTATTCAACGGCTAATGCAAGACCTGGCCGCACTCCAAATCATTAAGCGACAGGGCGCAGGACTGGGCACCACCTGGACCCTGTCGGATTATGTGCACAAGGAGATCATCGATGCACAGTTGTATACGAAGGAAGAACTCCTGCGACCTACCATTGGCAAGATACGCCTGCTCGGCAAACGTGTCAAGCCGCATCCGCGCAAGATACGTGCGCCCTTGGGTAAAGCGACACTGACAACGATAGGCTCAAAGATCACGATAAATGTGCCCACGGAGAAAGACGATGAGAAAACTCAGTCAGGGTCAACGTCATCTAAAACAACTACTGGGTAGTCGATGGAAGTTCGAATATCGAATTCCTGGAACAGGATACAGAGCGGACCTAGCGTATCCCAAGAAATGCATTCTCATTGAGGTGGACGGACGGCAGCACAGTGGCGTCAAAGCGAGGAGATACGATACTCGTCGTGATGAAGAATTGAGACTACTTGGCTGGCGCACTATTCGAATAACTGAGGCACGTGCTCGTCTCTGTAATTCCGATACGTTTCCTATGGCCGAGCTTTCCCGGGTTCCCCGCCCGGCCGGGCTACCCCGTAGGGGGAAGGGGGCCAGGGAAGCCCTTGCCGAGGCAAGGCGGGCCTTCAGGCGCGTTTAAAGGGGACCTTAAGGGGCTTTCCGGGCTTGGGGTCTTTGCCCGGCCCCGTCCCCGCCCGGCCAAGAACTTTGGCTCCTAGGGACGCTTAGGAGGCCTTAGGGGGATTGGGCGTTCCCCCGCCCGGTTCCGGGCCGGGCGGTTTCGCGCCGTGGGCCGGGCCATCCCGGGTACCCGGTACCCCATACCCGGAGTACTTATTCGACGCACAAGAATACGACGCACGATTCATGGGGCGTTACGATTCATGTATCAATTCGACGGGTGCTGGCAAATAACTAGTGGGACGGTACAACCCGTCGATTGGAGATGAAGATGAAGAAAAAGGAAAAGGTACGAATCGTGAAAGTGCGCGGCGGGTACTGGGAGGACTTCAAGGTATACGGTGTGCAGGTGACTATCGAAAACGATACGAAGAAAACACGGACCATTGAAGTCCGGGTCTCGAAATGAAGGACACCAGCGTTACGTATCCCTGGCCGGGTAAGAAAATGACGGGAGGGCCACCACCCGGGTGGCTCCCCAATTCCACCACCAACAAGAAGGACACGAAAATGGCCACCACCAAAAAGACAGCGAAGAAGCCGGTTGTGAAGAAGATCTCAAAAGCAGTCCGTATCCAGACGCGCATCTCTGGGCTGCGTGCCGGCATCGCGAAGCGTGAGGCGAAGATCAAGAAGCTCGAAGCAAAGCTGAAGGCGCTGAAGTCGAAGTAGGTCGTTGCCCCGGTGGCCGTGTGGCTGCCGGGGCTTTTTTAATGCCATCGCACGGACGGCCTGTCGCCAGTTACTTTCCATCAGTCACTTCCCCGCACACGACCATGGATACCACCATAGCCATAGCCGCATGCGGGTACCGTGACCCCCGCCGGGAGGACCCCACGACGGAAGCTTCACTGCGGCAGTACCAGTAGGTCCACATCGAACCGTCCTCGTCCGCCGCGGTTGGTAACGTACGCCGCCACGGTGGCGGTCGGGTCCAAGTTCGCCATACACTGATGGTTGTACGCTTCCTCTTGCGTGGCGTTTGGTGGGACCACCATCCCATGCTGCGCCAATGTAATCGGACCCGATCCGTCCATCGGCAACAGACTGAGATTCATAACGTCAGTGAGCAGACACTTCCCGTTCTGCACAGACACGTGGCCCATGTTGTTGGTGAGATACAAGATAGTGATCTCCAACGTAGCCAGATCCATCTTCACACACGCGCCCGGATCCGGCTTGTCGGCTTCGCCTATGGCGTAGTCCGGTCCCATATCGCAGTGGGCCACCGCCCGCTCCGCGTCGTAGACTATCCGTTCCTGTACCGGGTCCATCGTTAGATCGATGATGCGGTCGTTGTTGTCTTCCTGGATGAACACCCACCGACCGTTCTTGCTGATCGACGATTCGTCCAGCTTTCCCAATGCCGGGAAATAGTCCAGCTGCCCGGTAGCACTGTGATGCACCACCGTACCGACGTTCGGATACGCGCCTTCACTGGTGACTCGTTGAAGCGTAGCGGACTGCATCTGCCCATCTCTGGATACGTGAATCTGCCAAAGCCGATGCCCAGGGAACCGATCCTGGACACTGAAGATGACATCGTCTTGCCCGCTGATCGGATTGACCCGACGAAGGAACGGGCCATCGCCCAGATAGATACGGCCGTTGATGTCCCACGACCAGCCCTCACCGGTGCCAGTGTAGGGGAGAAGAGCACCCAACCGAGTGACCTCTCCGTTGTCCAGATTGACACGAAAGAACTTCGGTCGGTCATCCGTGGTCCCAGCGAAGATGTAAGCCTGGCCGTCGATGAGACACGCATTCGACCAGTAGGGATACATCCGGTTGACGAAGTCCCCATCGACTGCATCCGTGACTGGGAAGATCCGTGCTGCCGTCTGTGGCCTCGTGGGCTCTGTAGGTTCGATCGGTGGCGTCGGTGGGCGTGGTGGTCGTGTCGGTCGACGCGGAACAAGTCGGTCCCAGAAAGCATTGCTCATACCGGACGACCCCACGGCCATACGTGGGACCGCCAGAAGATGACATACGCGACCGCCGCCAGTGCCGCCAACGCTTTCAGCAACGTCCACAACGGACCAGCGACCGTGAGTTCAATCACGGCAAGGAACAACGGGACGATCCAGATGAACGCCACGTAGCAGATCGCCGCGATCGCGAGACGGTAAAGAACATTCATGATCGTGTCTCCTTTAGTAAGTGATACCGATGCCCATTCATTCCTTTGGTGTAGCATGCAAACGCAATCTTCGCCGCCTCCGCTAGTGAAATGACATCCTTTCCATTCGGTACTGTTACGATACGCTTCAACCACGCCACGTATCGTGCGGGTCGCTTGGCACGACGAATAGCCGAGATACGTTCCATTTCAGTTTTGGTTGTCTCCTCCCCACGTCGATAATGAAACAGTTGTGATCGACATGAGAAGGAGCACGTTTCGTTGTTCGCTTTGTTGACCCGATTCGGACACGGAGGCCATGCACATTTCGGACGACCCTTGAAATCGGTTCGTCGTTTACGACCCGTCTTACTATGCGCGAGCGACTCCGTGGGTTTCATTTCCCTTCACACCATCCGAGTACGGCCCAGATGCCGCCGGCCACTGGGGCGACAGCGAACTGTGCTCGGTCCCATTCGATATGCCAACCGTTGTTGCGCAAGTACCCAATACGACTTTCGATAGTGTACGCACCGAGTGTGCTCTGAAGATTTCCGTTCGGCATCGCAACCGACGGAGGCGGCGGCAGGGGTGTGCCTACGGGAAACGTCATCGTGTCCATCGTACATGTCAATGGTTCTATGCGCAATGATACGCCCACACCTTCGTTCACTGCGATTGACGCGATGCTTAACGTATGCGCACCTGGTTGCTGGAGTGCAGTGGTAGTCGCCATCGGCAACACTGCGTAGCAGAGTGTCTGGTCGACGAGATTCAACGGACCTCGACACATATGTGCCAGTGGCGTATTGACGCCCCCGTCCACCTGTGCGGTCCACGGCGCAGCCATCGCTGGAGCAATTGCCAACGTCACGCACCACTCAACCAGCTGTCCTATCTGGACTGTCAGTCGTTGCGTCTGTACTCCAGGCACTGCCGGCAGTTCGCAATCCCATGGTTGGATACGTTCGGTCAATGGACGCAGTGGCGCACGCATCTGCCCCTGTTGCGCGAACGCCGACGACGCCACACACAACATCAGACAGCACAAAAGTAGTCTCTTCATTAGTTGCCTCCCACGATTTGGATCCGGCCGCCATTCGGCACCGGAGCTGAATCAATGAACACGCCACGCATGTTCGTATTCGGACCGAACGAGAACACCACCGGTCCATCAACATCCCACACCGCCAATACCTCGTCGCGTCCTGGTGGAAAGTCGATGTCCGTCGTGGCTGCGAGAAAGATCTCTTTGTCGTCAAGTGTGCCCGAAGCGATCACGACATGGATGCCGCCCACACCTCGAAAACGTAATCGAATACGTACATGCTCGCCTGGTCGTGCACATCGACATTCAATCGGCGTATTGTACGGTCCCGGCATTCCCGCCCACACCGCCCCGAGTCGACCGTAGGTCACCGAGTCGTATGGTGTCGACACATCCAACCCGATGAACGTAACTTTGGTTTTGGCGAACGGTGCTAACACTTGCGCAGCAGCCAATGGTGGTACGTATCCTCGTTCAACTGTCTTTACTTCGGCTTGGTGAACTTGATCAGTGGGATACGGTCGACTCTGCGTGCCTTCCGTTGCTAGTGGAGGCAGAATCGGTAATCCGAATCCGTCGAGCGGCACCGTCTGCGTGCTCGCCAACGGGACGAACACGAACGACATGAAAAACGTAACCCACGCAGCGTAGAACCAGTAGATGTAATCAACCCTCATATCAACTCCCCAGCGACGACACCGAGGTCCCGTGACCCCGGTGCCGACAACGACTACGTGTTTGGATCCGACGGATCCACCGGCTCCGGATCGACAACCGGAGGGATCTCGACCGGCGGCGGAACAGGCACAGCCGGATCGGATGCAATCGCCCGGAGGTTCTCCGCGATGACCGCCAATGCTGCCTTGCGCGATTCCGCCATGGTGACCGCTTGGTCTAACTACTCGACCGTGACGGGTGACCCCGACGCGATCTGATCACGCAGTGCCTGAATCAAGGCGATCTGCGCGGCCTCGTTGAGAACGACCTTGTCAACACTGGCGCTGAGGTCGTTGGTGATGTCGTTGATGCCCGCAAGTGCGGACGCGAGATCTGCGTACTGCTTTGCCATAACGCTCCCTAACTTTTTGACCTCGACAAGGACGTCGTTGTTCGACACGCCGTCGCGATGGTCGTGTAAGTGAATGTGAATGTGAATCGGTATCTCCATTGTCTCTCCCTTTACTCACCTCCTGTTAATTATACAACCCACCTGTTAGTAGGTAGAACAGTTTGATCTTCGCAGTATACCCACTCGGAGATACAGACAGTAGGATATTGTTACCCGACGGACCTACGTTGACTCCAACTCCGAGTTCATTATTCGTACCGAGTACGACGATCGTCTGCGCTAACGCAAACCCACTGTTCTTATTCGCTCCATTCTGGAAAAAGGTATTCGATGGACTGATGAGGTCATTTCCTGATCCACTCACATATCGACATACCGCCGCACGTGAGGTATTCCAACCTCCAGGAGAAGTACTAAAGTCATCAAAGAAGACCATCATCATAGGCACGATGAGGTATCCTGGTACCCCAGCTACGCAAAGCTTCATCGTGCCATTTACGATGTCGGTTTCAGTGAAGACGATCGCGGCTGATTCTAGTAATGTCTGCCCTACCGGTAACGGCATCGACATTCGCGCGACGTTCAACGCGTTGTCCTGATCCAATCCGCTGCCACCGACCATCAACCCAAGCTGATCGCCCACCGTCCCAATGAGTAGTAACAGATCGTCCAGATTGAACTTAACCGGATCCGCCGCGGTAACCGTATACCGGGGCGACAACAGATCGGTGGTCTCGGCTTCTTCTTTGATCTGGTCGACGTCCACCGCCAGGATTAGGAAATCACCTTTGATGGGTGGATCCGTTAAATCGATATGCACCATACGTCCCGGATGCGACTTCGGATCTCTGGTGGCGTACCGAACTGTAATCAGAGGCCACGCGAATTGCTCCAGCTGCGCTTTACCGAATGCAATGCACTCCTCTGCGGTTTCCAATGTGGTGTTGATTCCGAATTCGTGCACTCCGTCGGTTGGATTTCCAGCTGCGTCCAACTCAATCCGTCCCATGAACCGTTGCGAATCGAGATCGTCCACCTGGTACTTGGTACGGATGATGGTGGGCTTTTCCGGGAGTGCCGTAGCGTGTACGATATCCTGTGTCGTGACTGTGGTGACAGGTGTGGGTGGGGCTTGGATATCGTAAAACGTTTCAGGCAAATCCATGAACACGGTGTACGGATGATCGAGTACGTACGCATCCGAGATGCCGAGCGTATCTCGAATATACTCATGCAACACATCCGTAGTTCCGCCGACCACCGCGTACCGTGTGGTGGTCATGATTACATTCCACCGCTGGTTCAATGGGTATCCAGACCAGGGATAGAATTGCGGGTGGTCTCGAATGTAGTTCATCGGGATACCGTAGAACCCAGCGAACCCTGCCGCCGCACCGGCGTATTGATTGATTTGACTCGTTAACACTACCGGAGGTTGTACATATGAACCCGTGCCAGATCCGGTAGGCGGAGGTGTCACCACATTCGGTGGTTGAATCACTGCCTGCCCATATACGATAACTCGATTTCGCAATTGGGTGACGTCGATCGTATGTGTGATCTGAGGATCCCGTAACAGAGTCGTACTCGTGGAAGTGACGTCATCCGGATAATCCGGCTCTTCCGGATTCGGTCCGACCACGCAATCGTGTTGCACTCCTCCGTCATTGATTCCCGGTGGCTGCTGCGATCCAACGGTACTGATCGACTGGTTTAAGTTGTCCTGCTTGACCGCTGGGACGATCGTGATAGTTGCGTTGCCGTTATCCGGGAACACGAACCACAACGAGGTAGTGCCGGCGGAGAAGTCTGGGATGTCATCCAGCCGAGCTGCTCGACTGCCATAGATTTTTCGTGCGATAACGGAACGACCATTCACATCGCCTGCGGTATTGTTTGTGGCGAACCGTACCGCATGTTGCCCGTCAAAGTTTCGTCGACCGGATGCTTCGCTGGGTTGCGACTCCGTCCCGTCATCGTACAGGTCGGTCATCTTGAACGCCCACGTACCGGACGGAAACGAGAACGATACCTTGCTACCACCGGGACCGAAGAAATCCGGGAACACCTGCCCCATCGCCGTACGTGCCGACATGTCAGAGATTTGACTGGCGTCTGGTGCACGTGGCGGACCGACAGGCGGAGTTATCGTTGGAATACGCGCTACACCACTCATGTCGCCCAACGACAAGTTCAGTGAACTGTAGTTCCCATCCGGTGTGGCGATCACGGTGGTAGTGACATTGTCGTGGATACGTATCCCGGCCGCTAATGGAACACCGCCACTGAACCCAAAGAACTTATAGTAGATGATTCGATCAGTAACAGTCAACCCGCCGATCGCGGCACCGGTAGGAATACTATCTAGTTGCGGCAGATGATGTCCGTCCAACAGCATCAATTCAGAAAATGGACCTGGAGTAGATACGATTCCGTCACTGTATCGAAATGCGCAACAGAACATGTAGTAGCCGGGCAAGTACACACCGACTGACGAACTCTGCGACAGTACCGGCGGAGTCGGGTTAACCTCACCACCACCCAGATTCGTAATCGGTTCAGATGTCGATCCATTACCGGACGCGATGTTGATTGACCGAAAGAAATGTAGGTCTTTGTTGTAGTCGATACGCCAATACCCACCGCCCAAGGCTTTGGCTATGGTCGTCAACACCGTGGCGAAGTCTTCGGTGCCATCAAAGGTTAGGGTTAGTTCACACAGTCCCGATTGCACATGGGCTACCGTAACCCATGGCGCGTACTTCGCTATGAGATCCTTCACGATATCCGTGGCAGATACCTGAATGTAACTCCCATTCGGTCGACGTCGATTCAACCACGCAGTGTAGTCGGTACAGTTAATCTCCCACAATAGTTGATCGGTTTCACCGCCTTCCTCGTACTTCTGTTGTACCGTTTGCACAACGCCAGCGAACAGCACATTTGACGAATCGTCCAAGAACTCGAACTCTTCACCGGCCAATGGCGGCACACTCCGACCATCAACTACAAACGAACACGATGATGGAGCATTGATCGATTCAGTTATTCGTATCGACGGATTACGACGAAGATCTTCTCCTCGTGTCAGTAGCGTGTACATAAACGCGCCACGCATAGTAACACCGTCGACTACGACATCGGCCGGACCCTGTGCGTGTGCGGGCGTGATCACCGAGATATGCTGGGAGTCGATACGTATGACCGTACCTGGAGTAATCCCGCCCACGGTAACCGCAGGAGCGGGTTTGAAGTTCGCACCAATGATCTGGATCGATGTACCACCAGCAATCGGGCCGTAGTTCGGCGTTACGAGAAAGAGTACCGTATCATAATACGTGAACACGTTAGGCAGTATACCGAACTGTCCATTCGGGTTGGTGACCGTGATATCTACCAACCCCACCACATGCGCAGGCGCATTGCATGTAATCGTATTGATACTTACTAACACGACACTGGTCGCTAATGTCGCGCCGAAACGTACCGTAGGTGCCGTACCGATTGCATTAGATTGGAAGTTATTTCCAGTGATTGTAACGGCCACACCTCCAGCTGCTCGGTCCGAGTTCGGCGTGACCGAATAGATTTCTGGAGTAGTGTCGTCTCCGAGAGTCCGAGACCGAAACCGTCCCGGCCCTGCGGTAAGTGGATTGAGCGCCATCTTAGTTCAACAGAGTTAAAGTGTACTGCTGTAATGTCATCGACCCAGTCGCTACCGTCTGAGTAAAGAACAAGTCGATCACGTTGGATATGGTACTATCAAACCCAGTACCTACCGCCGGAGTCGAATTCCATGGCAACATTGCCACCATCGAACCCAACGGCATCGTACCCGAACCTTTGATCGCTTCACAAGTCAGCTTACCGTGACCCATGAAGTTGGCAGAGGTCGTACCACCAATGGCACGACACGTGAGCATGATCTCCAACCACCACCCCACATTGGTATGCGCGGCCGCCGTATCGAGCAATGCGGCCAACGAATCGAATACCAGAATGGCGCCGAATCGAACGTCGAACCGCATAGTCCCAGGTGTGGTAATGACCGAGGACATCTTGCCGGCAGCTTCGATCTTCAATACCTTGCCAATGGCCAGCGCATTTGCCGGTAGGGTGAACTTCGCCGATGCCGGTATCGCCGATGCCGCTGCGCCGGTCGTGTTGGCAGTTCCATCGATCTGCCCACTGATAAGTGTTTCTGTGAACGAAGTTCCGTAGAGCATACTGTCTCCTTAAGCGGCACCGAACTGGCGACGCATTTTCAACTGGCGCATGAACTCGCGACTGACCTTGCCGGCCACTTCTTGTGCGGTACCGTTCACGTTGATCTCGACATTGTACGTGTCACCACGACTCGGCCCGGTTCCGGTTGGAAATACCTGACTTCCTAATGGCGCACGTATGATCTCCGGTCCATTCTCACCCACCATGATCGTGCCGCCCTCGGCGAACCCAGGTACCCGAGGACCGGGCGATGGCGGTGGTGGCCACTCCGGATGCTTTGACCAGAGCATCGCTTGCTGGAAGGAGTAACCTTTCTTTAAGAAGTTTTCGACCAACCCCGGATCCGCACCCATTCCCGCAGCAGACGCAGCGAAGTTAGCGCGAGTGACTTCGAACGACCCACCCATCGCCATATTTTCTTGTTTGCGTTTCTTCTCGGCCTCCGCTGCAGCTTTCTGTTCGGCAGCCAATTCTCTCGCAGCCAATGCAGCTTTCTCGAATGCGGTCTTGTACGACTCACCCATTCCGCGTGCGGCATCTTCCAGATCTTGGGTCTTCTTTAACTGAGCATCCAATGCGTCTCTGGTGAAGTGCAACGCACCGGTGAGCATTTGGTTGTACGTCTCTCGTGCGGCTTCGGCTTCTTGCTTCATCGCTTCGATCGACGTACCCGCCACGCTCTGCCAATTTGATTTGAGACCGTCCAATGTCGCGGTGTAGACGGCGCGTAATGCATTGTAATGCTCTACGTACTTAGGACTGAGTTTGTCGAGAACCGTGATCGCCGCCACTCCGGCGTCGAATCTCGCTTTCGCTTCCGCCATCAGCGCATCGCGCGCCGTACCGGTATTCTTGATTACGATTGCAGTATAGTCCGCCCACAGCTTGGCGGTCTCGGTTAAACTCTTCTTCTCGGTCTTTGCGACTTCCTCCGCGATCTTGCCGCGGTCCAAGTAACTCTTGGCGAGATCCTTGCTGACGGTATTCAGTTTCGCGGTGTTACCTTCCAGAATCTTTTCTGCTTCACCCTGTTCATGCGTGCTCTTCGACGCTGCGTCCATCGCGTCCTTTACACGGAACAGTGTGCCACCGAGTTTGTCAAGCGTCTTGTCGAATTCGGAATGCCCAGTGACTCCCTTCGCTGCTTCTTGTGTTTCGGCTACGAGACCTGCCGTAGTTTCTTCGATTGCATCACGGAAGCCGCGCCACATCGCGGTGGTCTCTTTAGATCCGATACCCATCATCTCTGCGGCTTCGGCAGCTTTCAGGCCAGCCGATCCGAGCAACCCAATGACGTTCGAGATGGCGACTTCAACCGCAAGTACGGCAGTCTCAATGACCGCCCACGCCACATGAACGATACGCGCTGTTTCAACCGCACCTAGACCAAAGTCTACCGCAACGATCGCGGCCTTTTCGATCCCGTGGACGATACTGTTAATTGTTTGCGTACTGTCGCCACCGAACGCTTCTGAGATCGCCGCACCGGCTTCTCGCATACCAGCAGCGAACACAGGCGACTGCGCTACGGCTTTCGCAAGATCGTCAATCCAATTTTCAACAACGACACGACCAGCTTCAAGTTGCTCACCGAAGTCCCGCTCTTGCTGCCCGGCATCTTTGACCGCACGATTCAAGATGTCGAGTACAGCAATACGGTGAGCCTCCGCCTTCCCTGACAACGAGAGCTGACTTGCAGTGACGCCCAACGACTTCGCGAAGTTGTCTTCTGCGTCACCGACATCGACTACGCCAGTGGCCATGGCCAACGCACGAGTACGACCCGTGACCATGGCATTGGACACGAGCTCCAACATCTCTTTGGTTGTACCGAGTCCCCTATTCTGGAGTACGAACGCAGCTTGGCCCAGTGTGCCGAAGTCGTCTGCGGTAAGTTTCACTCCCGCCGACAACAATCGTGCGGCATCCTTCGCCAGTATAAAGTTATCGACCGTGCCTTTGGTACCGGCACGAAGTTGATCCATGATCGCGGTAGCTTTTTCGGCACTACCTGCGAAGTGATCCAACGTCGCATCGACATCAGCGATATCCGATCCGCGATCGCCAAGGGCAATCACGGCCACGGTAACCGCACCGATCGTTGCGGCAACCAATCCGGCCGCACCAGCGACCGCAGTCAGACTCGCTTGGTTCTCTTCTGAGAAATTACTGAGCGCAGCTTTGGCAAGACCGAGCTTACTGGTGAAGTCATCTTCGAGATCGATTAAACCTTTGACAATGCCGATGTCTGTCAATTTCGACCTGCCTTTGCCGCGTACATAGCGTTGTGTATGAAGATCCAATCATCGAGTATCCGTTCTTGAAACTCGACGGTCTGGACTACCGGTGCGTCCGAGACAACGTAATCGCCAAACGGTAACATGAACTCGCTCAATTTCTTCCCAGTTCTCATTATCGCTTGCACGATATGTGCCATGCCCCAGTCGGCACGTTCGTTTGGGAATGGCTCCAACTCTTCGTACATACGCCATTCCTCAAATCTGGTGGATGACATGCTCCGTAGCATGCGATCCACGTCCACGATTTTCAACTCACGAGCAAGTCGATAGGCGAAGCGGCGATGACCGCCCCGCACTAGTCCTTTTTTAAGGCCACCTTCGCTTCCGGTCCCATCCCATTCAATCGAAGACAGATTCGTTGCAAACGATCCAGTACCCGGAAGTTCTTTTTCCGCAGTCGCACCAGATCCTCCATGGTGAAGATCAAGTTGTTCTCCGTATCGACTGCGGTGAAGATGAGGATGATTGATACGCCGTCGTCCGCACGACCGCTCATCGCCGCGGTCATCAACGCCGTTGTCGCTGCGTCCATCTCACGTAGTCGGAGCTGCCCCGGAGTGCCATCCGGATTTGGCCACTCCGGGATTTCCACGATTTCCTCTTTGAGATCCGGTGCATCGAATACCTGCGCTGCGTTGAGAAGTGTCATGGTGGTGACTCCTTGTTTACGAATTACGCTTCTGTGACTACGCCGGCCCATGTGAGTGCCAAGGAGGCTCCCTGCTTTCCGTCGACGGGAGCCGGATCGAACTTGAACTGTTGAATGTACCCAAATCCAGTTCGAGTCTTACCGGATGGGAACAGAATCTGCCAGGCGTTCTTCACGTTGTTTGCGATGTCCGACAGAATGAGGATGTGCGTGGCTTCCGATGCCACGTAGTTGATCTTCATCGTCGGATCCGATTGCCGCAAGATGCCGAGCACATGGCTTTCCGAACCATCGTTGTGCGTCGACGTCTCGATCTTGTTCCGACTCATTCCCCCTGGATCGATTTCCGTCAACTCAGCAACGGTCACGAATGCGGTCGGTGTCGCAAACGGTGCTCGCTTGATGAGGATCCCAGTCGATGTTACAGCGTTTGACATGAACGTTTCTCCTTAGGTGAACCGAAATCCTACACGCTTGAGCCGAGGATCGCGAGATCGAAGATGCACGTACCGGCCGACGGCGTGACCTGGAAGATGTCGCCGGTGGTTGCAGTGACCGGCCACCCGACCGCGTCCGGCGCATAGACGAAGAAGATGCCACCCGGTTTCACTGCCCAGGTATGCGTGATGGCACCGAACCCGAGAATCGGTGACGCCGCATCGTTTCCGATGATGACGTTACCCGGATTGGCCGCTGCCGCGATCAGCAAGATCGCTTTGACTCGTGCGAGAATGAACGTGCCACCGAGTGCGTCCAACAACGCACCAGACAGATCGTAGTCAAACGCACCAGAGATTGACTTGGCTGCGTCGGTGTAGATACGGTCCGCCTGACCGAGACCCGTACCGGTGGCGATCGTTGCAGTGAGACCCGTCTCAAGGGACGCCTGTGCCGACTGCAATCCTACCGTATTGGCAAGGATCGATCGGAACACGAATTGAAGATTCGAGTTGACTGTCGCGGGCATGGTTCAAACTCCTTTAGCTAGTTGCTGGTGACACACGTTTTTCGGTTTCGATATTGAACACGAGTCGAACTCGGGCTTTGTCATCCAACGGCAATTCCATTGGTTCCTGTGTCGGACGACACTTCCGCCACCATGTGCCGTTTACAAACCGATCCACAAACGACAACGACGCATATGCCGTTTGTATTGCAGTTTCTGCATCTTCAAACCGTGCTGCTCGACACACGATCTGGGCCGACGGACGTTCGTACGCAACTTCAGTTCGAGATAGGTTATGCGTTCCTGATGCGCCCTCCCCTCCAGTCACGATAATCGTAAAGTATGGACCCGCTCCCGCCGGGATGATCGCCTTCTGTCCTTTGAAGATATTCGTTCCGTACGTACCCAATCCCGCATTTTGAAGTAGGAGCACGAGATCGGCTGTGAATGTCGATGCTGCCATGTTACAACGCCTTGTTAAGGTCGATCCGTTTCCCGATCCGTTCTCGCATATGCGGTGCAGCTTCTTTCAGTGGGTTCTCGATGTACTTCCATTCTCCGTTTGTATGC